CTCGATCTGATGAAAAGTCCGTTAAAATACCCGAACATTATAAAGGCTTTACTCTATAACACCTTAGTTAAAACTGTAGTGTTGTGTAACCTTGTCTTTAATGTCATAATATAATATTTAATTGTAAAGGCAGATGGTCTTAGCTTTAATGATAATCCTTCACATATATGAGCTACCATAAAATATATATCTCTTGTTATCATTGTAAATAAATTCCTGATTCTTGGATATTTATCTGCATATGATGACCAATTGTTTGAAAAAAGATTAGTTAATCCCGAAATCATAAAATAACTATTTGGGTTAAATTGTGATGAATACTCATATGAAGTAGCGATTGTCCCTAAATTATTTATTGCATTATCTAATTCTTTTTGTTCAGCTGGAGACAAATGTAAAACTTGTCTATATAAATTTTCTGCTTCTCTTCCTTTAGCCCTAGCTTTAAGTGCAAACTCTACTGCGGCTTCATAATCGAACTTCTGATTTGTTTTTGTAGAACTTGAAAATTGTGATGCCTTAGTCAATAATCCTCCGGTAGTTAAGGATGTACCAGTGTAAAGCAACAACTTTCCAAAGTCTGAATCAAGTCTATATCCTGGCACTGTAGGTAATTCAAATGTAAAATTAACAGAAGGTGGAAATTGAAATTCTTTATATGGATTAAAATTATACCTGATAGCGTATTTATCCACCTTATTTTGGTTCTCTTTTGATAAGGCTGGATTTACTCTTAATAGATAATCTACAATATCTTCATCTAATAATGGTAATTCATTTGATGTTTCATCTAATGCTGTAATTGCTTGCTCAATTCTTGTTTCTGATTGACCATAATACGTTATTCTTTTTGGAACTGTAATTCCAAATTCGTTTTTAAGTATTTGAGCTGACATTTTTGATATTTCCACATGATTCTTACTCCTGTAACTATCTGATTTTAAACCAAGGAGATTAATCGTATCTTGAACGGCTTCTTTTCTATGTTTTGATAACGTTGCTGCTCTTGAATAGTCAAGAAAGTGTATTGCAAGGAACATCTTAAACTCTATGTATAATTTTGTTTTAATAAATTGGTTTAATGGCCTTTGAACATAATCTGCACCTAATAATGTCAACCCAGTTTCTTTTAAATCAGATTGTGATGATCCAACATCAAACAACATTGCCCAATCTTCATTTGTTAAGCATCCATTTAATAACCATATCCATCCTACGTCTCCCATAATTGATGTGTATGCTCTTGTAATTAATAATCTACTACCATCATTCGTCTCTAAAGTTGGATTAGGTTGATTTATTGGTGGTAAGTAAAATGTGATCCACGGTATTACCAATATTACTCTATCTAAATATTGGTATACCAATTCTTGCCAGTATGATTGTCTGAAAGTATCCATATCACCCGCTCTTAAGTACACTGTCTTAATACACATCCATACTCCATTCAGTAAACTTATTATATTTTCAATAGAATTAAATCTTTGTGATGCATTAAGGAATACATTCCTCATAACTTTCACAACAGCTATTGGATCCCTTGATTTTGTTTCTCCTCTTTCATCACAATATAGACTAACCCTAGCTGATTTTGGAACTTGTATTCCACATACAGCAGCTTGTTGCAGAAAGTCGGTATACATTCTTGAGATGAAAATTTCTGTTTTAAACCCAAATGCTCTTAGATACTTCTTTTCCAATCTAACTAATTCCTGTACGTATGTATTCTCCTCTTCTACTGGTCGATTAAATAACATCCTTCTCATCGAATCATCTCCAAAAGCTTTAGAATCTAAATCAACTGGTATTCCTGGGTATAACGCTTTGAAATCTCTGGCCATTAACTTTCCTATAATAGATAACAATGTCGTATGTTGACCTGTAGTATTGAATTGTCCTGAAGCAAAGAATGTATTTGCTATCTCTAACATTGGAGCGAAGTATCCGTCTTTTAATTTAAAGTTCTTACCATTATTTTTTGTGTTTGTAATATATAGCATTGTTTTAGCTAATCCAGAAATTTTCACTTTTTTTAAGAATGCACCC